CGCCGGGGAACAGGAAGAAAGCCGGACACAGTAACCGTTGCTGTCACTATGACCGCCGAAGAATACAGCAGAATGCAAGGCGCAGCCGAGAGGGAGAGCAACGCAAAGCACCGTGCCACGGTTGCGGAATCACAGGCGAACCGCATTGCGGGAGCGGCGGCAATGCTGGTGTCCCTTATACGAACGGCAGGCACGCCGCAAACAGACATTGAAAAAGCAACGCAGAGCGTGGAGGCGGAAATCCGTCATATGGCAATGCGGCAAAAGACTTTTATTTGAAAGGGATAGAACATGATCGAACTGATGACAAGTTCACAATTTACAAACTACAAAAAGGCAATGAAGGAACACTGCCCGGATTTCGACCACGGGTGCGATGGCACGCCACTATGTGCAGATAAAAAAAGAATACCGCCCTGTATCTACTATAAGGACGGCGATTGCACACAGCCGCGCATTCTTGAATATCGGCTGATTATCAGAAATGCGGCATACGAGAGGAAAGCCGCAAAACAGTACATAGCAAGGGAGAAACAGAAATGAAAAAACTGCTTGCGGCAGTCAAGGCGTTTTTCAATGTGTTTGCACTCATGCTTGGCGCAGATTGTGAAATCCGCAGAAACGCCGTTGACGACGGAATCTGTGATTTCAGCGGTCAGGGGCGTGACAAATACGGCAGATAGTAAATCAACCGGAATCAGGATGGCAGAAAGAACGCTAAATCACAAAAAAAACAACCCGTCCGATAACGGCGGACGGGTCAGGGGGGAACGGCTGTTGCCGCTTGTGCTGAACACATTTATATTATAGCACAACAGCGGTGAAAAGTCAAGACAGAAGCGGGATATTTTGCCCGCTTGTCGGCCTTGTATTGTATAGTATTTCAACGACGAAGGCAAGGCAAAACAGATTTTTCAAGGAGTGCTGAAACAATGACACAAACAAATGCAATTTTTTCTTCCGAACAGAAATCAGGTCGCAGTCAAAGTCAAGTCCCGTCGGGTTCATTTTATGAGGTTCTGCACGCTGTGCGGGATCAGATCAACATTGAATGCTTTTTCCGCGAGGATTGGGATCAGGTAAATGAACTTTTTCTGATAATCGCAGAGATGTACAAACTGCCGCCGCTGGCGGAGGTGCAAATCAACGGTCAGAAACTGCCCGCGTCTTTGGTGCAGGAAGTGTACTTGCTATTGACGGAAGATCACATCCGCAGGGTGATACAGAATTTTGAAGCGGCGACCTATACCGTCAAGTTCAAAAAGACATACATTCGGACGGCTCTTTACAACGTGGTTTTTGAATACGAAAGCGGGAATGTCAACGATTTTCGGACAGATTTTCCGGAATTCCCGACACACCGCCACGGATAACGGGAGGCGGATATGCAGCGAGAAAAACGGACAAAAAGCGGTCGCCTGCTTGAAATAGACTTTTACCCCGTGTTTTCAGACGGCCGGCGAATGCCGACGAGGAAACCGAAAACAGCGCCGACAACAGAAGCACAGGCACGTTACAACCATAATCAAGCCGTAAAAAAGGCCGTGCGGCTTATCAATGAAAATTTTGACACAGGCGACATTCTTATGCACCCAACATACAGACCGGAGGACGCACCGCAAAGCGAGGAAGAAGCAAAACGGGATTTTGCAAACTACATTCGCCGCGTAAAGACCAAACGAGCGGCTGAACTGAAACGCTACACAGCACTGTGCAAGAAATATCCGGATAACGATTCATACAAAAAAGCAAAAAAGAAACTGGAACAGCCATTCGTCTATTATTGCGCGCTGGAGGAAGTCACATACAAGAGCGGCAGAAACAAGGGGCGGAGCAACTGGCACTTTCACTTGTTCATGACGGGCGGGGTTGACCGCGACACATTGGAGGATTTGTGGCCGTCCCGCTCCCGCGTCAATGCCGACCGTTTTCAACCGGAACGGTTCGGGCCGGAAGCCGCCGCAAAATATATCACAAAGGATTTGCACGGGCAAAGGAAGATCCTCCGGTCAAAGAATCTGCGCACGCCGAAGCCGCCGCAAATACGGGACGGGAAAATCACAGCGCACGGCGTGGAACGCTTGGTGAAACTACGCGCCGACGATCGGGAATATTGGGAGCGGAAATTCAAGGGGTATCGTTTTGTGCGTACATATGCGCGATACAACGAATACAACGGTCATTGGTACTTGTCCGTGGTCATGTACAAAACGGCAGGAAAAGGCGCTTTGCCGCCGTGGGAGGTTGAAGAATGGATAGACGAATAACGCTTGGAAGTCTGTTTGACGGAATCGGAGGTTTCCCTCTCTGCGCCGTCCTTTCGGGGGTAACGCCAATATGGGCGGCAGAGGTTGACGCAGCGTGTGTTGCCCTGACGAAACAGCGCTTTCCCGGTATGTGTCATTATGGGGATGTTTCCAAAATCAACGGGGCGGATTTGCCGCCTGTGGATATTATCACATTCGGTTCACCGTGTCAGGATTTAAGTGTGGCAGGTAAACGGGCCGGTATCAAGAATACGAGTAAAGGCGACGGCGAAACGACCCGCAGCGGGCTTTTCGTCGAAGCAATCAGAATCATTTACGAAATGAGGGAAGCAACACATGGTAGGTATCCAACTTTCATTGTTTGGGAGAACGTACCCGGCGCATTCATTAGTCATCATGGACACGATTTTCAAACCGTGCTTGAAGAAATCACAAAAACCGATATTCCAATGCCTGCAAGTGGAAAATGGGCAAGCGCAGGAATGGTTCGAGGGGGGGGCAATCTGCGCCGCTTGGCGATTGTTTGACGCTCAATATTGGGGAGTGCCCCAGCGAAGGAAGCGAATCTACCTTGTCGGAAGTTTTGGAAGTGATTGTGCCGCAGAAATACTATTTAAGCCGGACAGCGTGCGACGGTATCTTACGCCGAGCGGAGCGCAGAGGGCGGACGCTGGACGAAATTCTGACGCAGGCGCTAAAAGAAGCCAATTCGTTTTTGACGGTCGTGGAAACGGAAACGGACGGGTTGCAGCGACCATGACGGGAGATCATAACAACCGAATCACTGATTATTCGGCAATCGTCCTGCAATCGTTCGGTTTTCACGGCTGGAACAGCGTGACGGCGGCGGGGGTGGAACTGCGAAAGGAACAAGCACCGACACTAACCGCAAAGAAGCAGGCGGACACGCTTGTAAAAACATATGGTTTCCCGCTTGGATTCAGACCGGAGAATACCCGCCTATACGAAGAAAAAGCGACAACCATTTGCCACGGTACGCGTCCGGGGTTCTGCAACGGCGTTGTGGTTGGCATAGATACATACAATCAGACCGTCACAGGCGAAAAGGCGAAAACACTTCTTGCCAAACATCAAGACGCAGACGGACTTCCGTGTGTGGTATATGCCATTGATAGAGCGGCTTTCAATCAGGGAGAAAATGCCCTTTATGATTTCAGTATATCGCAAAGCGGTGTCGCACAAACAGTCATTGCAAAGGGGCCGTCTGCCGTCGCTTACTCTTTGCAGGGGTCAATGTTTGGGCGCGAAGATCAAAACGGGCCGAACGGAAACGGTGTGAACAAAGATGTGTGCTTTACGCTGAACACGGCAGACCGACACGGCGTAGCATACGAAATGACGGTTGAAGAATTTGTGTATTGGTGCGTGCGGCGGCTGACACCGAAAGAATGCGAACGCTTGCAGGGCTATTCGGATTTTTGGACGGTTCTTCGGAAGATTGAAACCATGACCGACGAAGAATATGAATTTTACAAAGCCGCATACATCACCGACAAAGAAATCAAAGGGAAAACGGTCAGGAGAATTCCGACCAAAAAGCAGTTGATCAATTGGCATAACAAACTGGACGTGGACGGCACACGATACCGCCAGCTTGGAAATTCTCTTGCTATCCCCTGTGCGTTGCGGGTGATTGGATATATCGCAGATTACATCAGAGAGGGAGCGGGTCAGGATGAAGGACAATGAATTTGACGAATGGTTGAAAGCATTACAAACCGGAACGGACACACAGGCAAAGCCGCCGGGAGCGGTTCACCGCCGCGAAGTGCAGCACGAAGCAATGGAACAAGCGGCGCTGTTTCAATGGGCTTTCACAGTACGACAAACATTTCCGGAACTGCGCCTGATGTACCACATTCCAAACGGCGGTAAACGAAATCGTTTTGAAGCGGCAAACCTGAAACGGCAAGGCGTAAAGGCAGGAGTTCCGGACATCTGCTTGCCTGTTGCCCGTGGCGGCTTTCATGGGATGTACATCGAACTGAAAGCCGGAAAGAACAAAACCACCGACAAGCAGAACGAATGGCTGTCTGATCTGATGGAACAGGGCTATTCCGCACACGTTTGCGTTGGTTGGGAGAATGCAAAGGACACAATCACAAAATATCTTGGAATGAGAGGGACAGACAAATGACAAATACACCGAATTACGGCATAATTCATGCGCTGAAAACCGAACCGACCTATTTCGGTGACATCATCGACGGCAAAAAGGCATTTGAAATCCGGGAAAATGACCGGAACTTCAAGGTTGGCGACTATTTGGCGCTGAATGAATTGGACGATTCAAGAACCGGATATAGCGGGCGTTCCGTTCTTGCCCGCATTACCTACATCGTGGATGACGAACGGTTCTGCAAAAAAGGCTTTGTTGTAATGGGCTTTTCTGTATGCGAAGCGAAAGAGAGGGCGGAAGAATGAATGTTGTTGCAATCAGTGGACGCATAACAAGCGACCCGGAATTGAAGCAGACGCAGGACGGAACTTCCGTATGCCGTTTTTCGGTTGCGGTACGCCGCCCGAACGTCAAAGACAAAACGGATTTTATTGACTGCATTGCGTGGCGGCAAAAGGCTGAATTCGTTTCACGCTTTTTCCGAAAGGGGCAGCGAATTGAAGTAACAGGCTATCTGACAGCGCGCAAATGGGAAGATAAGCACGGCGCAAAGCGTGTTTCACACGAGGTCATTTGTGACGAAGTGACTTTCGGGGACACGAAAAAAGAAGCCGGAGCGGAAAGCGACGACGAAATCACGCCTTCTGCCGAATATGAAGAAATGCCAAACAACGGCGATTTGCCGTTTTAGGAGGAACTATGAAAATCAAGAAAATAATTGACCTTTGCAAGAAACGCGGGATTTTCCGCCTTTATGCTGGCGAAAGCGTCCAGTGGATTTCCGACGGGTGCGCATTGTACCCGCTGTACAATCTTCCGGAATTTGACGAAGAAACGCTGTACCGCGTATTTGACATTACAGAAAAGCAGCAGGACAAGATTTCATTTCGGTATGAACTGCACTTGCCGTCAGCAATTTGCATTGACGATTATATGCAAGGCGAAGCGCTGTGCGAAAAAGGAACGATGATGATCGGGTGCGGCGGGAAAAACATCATTCCGTTCAAGACTTCACAAGGGGTGCTGTTCATCGACGAAAAATACCTTGCGCCGTTGGAAGATACGCGGGATTATATCGAAGTGTACGAAAGAACCGGAGAGGGCGGCAGAATTTACTTTGCGATCAAATCGGGATTTATGCTTCTTGCAATTGTTCTTCCGTATGACGCAATCAGCGAACTGTTTGTGAACGGACTGAAAGAATTGTCGCAGCAATGCGAAATAGCGCTGTTCAATAAGCGGACGCAGGAAAAGCAGGCGGAGCAACAAACAATTTTTGGGACGGGTGAAGAAAAAACGCCAACGGAGGAAGTCGAATGAACATCAATTTTGATTATAACGCCTTGCTTGACACCGTAATCAGCAACAAACTGGCGGGGAGCGGAAAAACCGATGATAAAATGACAGCGGAAATACTGGCAACGTTCGGGAAATACGGGGTTCATTCACTTGAAGCGGTTCGGCTTTTGCTTGAACTGACGGCAATACTGCAACGGTACGGGAAAACCAGCCGATAAAAACGGAGGGAGAAATGGAAAGGGATTTCACAAAGGTGTACATAACCGAAGCGTTCCGCCTGTATGCCCGCTTGGGTTGTCCGTCCTATGAACGGGCGCGGGAAATTGCTTACGAAAAAGAATTGGAAAAGCGCAGGCTTGCCCCGCCTGACTTGGCGATCGCACAGGCGGAAAAAGCCGTGGAGCGGCAAACGCCCATGCTTCTTGACGTGCTGGCCGTGGAAAGCACGCTTTCACTTTTGAACAAGGGAGAAAAGGGCAATATTATTGCGGCAGTGAAAGCGGTATATTTTGTGAATCCTTCCTCCCCTCTGCGTCGCGGTGATATATCAAACAGGGTTCGGCGGTTTGCAATCACCTATCCTACGGACGAAAGAACGGCGTACAGATGGCTGAAATGTGCCCGGCTTTTGTGCGCCGCCGTTCGGGGGCTTCGCATATCGGACGCAGACGAAAGAAAATACCGCCCTGTTTTGTAAGATGTCAGTAGTGCGACGTATTTATATGCTATACTTTGTACGATGATAAGAATATACAGAGCCGTGAAACAATTCGCGGTTCTGTTGTTTTATAGGGCTAACGCGCCACATTACGGAACGCGAGGGGTGGGAGCAGTGGCGAAAGATTATGCGAAGGCATTCTATCTTTCCGAAGCGTGGCAAAGGACACGCAAGGCATACTACATAAGCAAGTGCGGGCTGTGTGAGCGGTGCGGCGCGCCGGGCGACATTGTTCACCACAGGCGATACATTACACCGCAGAACATCCGCGATCCGCATATCACTTTGGATTTTCGGAATCTTGAACTGCTTTGTATCGACTGCCACAACAAGGAGCATTCGGGCAAGCCGACGCGGTATTCGTTTGACAAGAGCGGAAACATAATCCCCCCCACCCTTCCGAAAAACACGCCGAAGAAGGAAACCGGAGATTGGACTTGAATTTTCCTCTGCGGGCGCACGCACAACGGGTGTAGCATGAGGGGGGTGGGGTGAGCGGTCAGAAAGGGGGTGTTTTTATGGACGGCAAGAAAGAGTTGTCGAAAGATCAAAAAATCAAGAAAGAAGTTGCCCGGTTGAAGCGCGCTTTGGCTGATCTTGACCGAAATAAACTTGCGGTTGTTTTGCCGCTTATCAATGCCGCCGCATTCATGGCAGTTTCACTTGCGGAACTGGAACGGGCGGTCAATGAAAACGGCTATACGGTCGAATATCAGAACGGCGAAAACCAATTTGGCACAAAGCAATCCGACGAAGTGAAAACACTGCTTGCCATGCAAAAAAATCTTACTGCCGCCATAAAAACGCTTGCAGATATTGCCCCGGCTTCCAAACCGAAGAAAAGCCGCCTGCAGGATTTGATGGGGCGGGATTAAATGCCGTTCGCAAATTATATCTACGAATACGCAGACGCAATCCGGACGGGGCGTGTCACGGTCGGCAAGTGGATAGACGCGATTTACCGGATTTTGATTGCCGGGCTTCAAGAAAAAAAGTGGTATTTTGACGCAAAAAAAGCGAATAAAGCGATCAAATTCATTGAAAATTTTTGTCACCATTCGGAAGGTCGAAGCGATCTTTTGAAACTGGAACTGTGGCAAAAAGCGATTGTGTCCGCCATCTTTGGCATTGTGGACGCAGGCGGTTTCCGGCAGTTCCGGGAAGTCTTTATCATGGTAGCCCGCAAAAACGGAAAGACGCTTTTTGCGGCAGCAATCATTGCATACATGACATATCTTGACGGCGAATACGGTGCAAAAGTGTACTGCCTTGCCCCGAAGCTGGAACAAGCCGATCTTGTATACGACGCATTTTATCAAATCGTGCAATCTGATGACGAGTTGGACGAAATGGCGAAAAAGCGGCGTTCGGATATTTACATCGAGCAGACAAATACAAGTATTCGTCGCCTTGCGTTCAATTCCAAAAAATCAGACGGTTTCAATCCGCATTTGGCGGTGTGTGATGAAATCGAAGCGTGGCCGGGCGAACAGGGGCTGAAACAGTATGAAGTCATGAAATCTGCGCTTGGCGCGCGAAAACAGCCGTTGATTTTGAGCATTTCCACAGCCGGATATATCAACGATGGTATATTTGACGAACTGGTAAAGCGCGCCACGGCATTTTTGAAAGGAAACAGCGACGAAATGCGCCTGTTGCCGTTCCTCTACATGATTGACGATGTGGAAAAATGGGACGACATCGAGGAAATCAAGAAAGCAAACCCGAATTTGGGCGTTTCGGTTTCTGTGGAATTCTACATCGAAGAAATCAAAATTGCCCGGCTTTCCCTTTCAAAAAAAGCGGAATTCCTTTGCAAATACTGCAATATCAAGCAGAATTCTTCCGTTGCGTGGCTTGACTTCGGAGACGTGGAACAGGCGTGCGGTGCGGCGCTTACACTTGATGATTTCCGGGGGTGCTATTGCGTGGCAGGCATTGACCTATCCCGCACAACCGACCTGACGGCGGCTTCTATTGTCATTGAGAGAGACGGAAAGTTCTATATCTTCACGCAATTCTTTATGCCGCGTGACCGTCTGGAACAAGCAACCGAGGAGGAAAACGTACCGTATGGAATCTTTGAAAAGCAAGGTGTTCTGACTGTTTCAGGCGACCATTTTGTAAACTATCGGGACGTGTACAACTGGTTTGTTATGCTTCTAAAGGTTTACAAAATAAAGCCGCTGTATGTCGGATATGACCGCTATTCGGCGCAGTATCTGATTCAGGACTTGCAGAATTCCGGATTTCATACCGACGATGTGTTTCAGGGGACAAACCTTTCCCCATTGCTGGATGAATTCGAAGGGAAACTGAAAGACGGAAGCGTGCGGATAGGAAACAACAATTTGCTGAAATCACACCTTCTGAACGTCGCCGTTCAGATCAACAGCGGCGACGGTCGGAAAAAGCCCGTAAAGATTGAGCAACGTATGCACATAGACGGGTTTGTGTCCGTCATTGACGCTTTCACCGTGCGTTCAAAGTATTATTCGCAGATTGCCCGGCAACTTGCGAACGAAAAGAGGGGGTAAACCGTGAACTGGTTTCAAAGGTTCGTTTCAAGGTTCAAACGGACAGTCAAAATCATATTCAGCCGAGCGGAATATATGCCGAGCGGCACGCTTTACGACAACGATATTGTGGGCGCAGTGGCAAATGCAATTGCCTCCAATGTGGCGAAGCTGTCACCGCAGGTTATACGCCGGGACACAAGCGGAATGACTGTCAAAAACGACAGGCTTTCAAGGTTGCTGACGCTTCGACCGTGTCCCGAAGCATCCACCTACGATTGGCTTTACAAAATGACAGATACCCTTGTGAGGACATCAAACGCATTCGCCGTCATTTTCTACAACGAGGACTATACAGAAGTAACCCGCATACAGCCCGTAACCGTCCGCAACCACCGGATTTTTGAGGACGACGCGGGAAATTTGCTGTTCCGCTTCGTGTGGGATTTTGACGGGCAAGAATACACCGTACCGTATCAGTTTGTCATTCACCTGAAATCCCGATACAACAAAAAACGATTTTTGGGCACGTCCCCGGATTCCGAATTGCGCTGTTCGACGGAACTTTTGGAAACAACCTACGAAGGCATACGCCGAGCGGTGCAGAGTTCTGCAACCCTGCGCGGGTACTTGAAATACAACAACTTCGCAGACGATGACGAATTAAAGCAAAAAGCGGAAGAATTCAAACGGGCGTACTTTTCCGCCGAAAATGAAGGCGGGATTGCAGCGCTGGACAACACATACGAATTCCGCGAACTGACGCAACAGCCGAAAGCGATTCCGACAGCGCAAGTAACATTCTTTCGGGAAAATATTTACCGCTATTATGGCGTGAATGAAAAAATTCTGAATTCCAACTATACGGAAGCAGAATGGAACAGCTTCTATGAAGCGGTAATTGAACCGATCGCCATTCAGCTTTCGCTGGAATGCACATTCAAACTGTTTTCCGAGAGGGCGCGGGGGTACGGAAACAAAATTATTTTCACGTCCAACCGCCTGCAATACGCCACGCTGCAAACACGTTCTGCTATCGGACAGGCAATGTTCGACCGTGGGACAATTACAGTCAACGAATACCGCGAATTGATGTATTTACCGCCGATTGAGGGCGGCGACGTGCGTCAAGTGTCGCTGAATTATGTAAAGGCAGACGACCAAACCGCATACCAAACAGGCAGAGACGACGGGGCCGGCAACAAAGCCCCGCCTGCACTGACGGAAAGTGTCGGCGGTGTATCGCAGTATATCGAATACCGTTTGAAAGGAGGGCGCAGGAATGAAGAAAGTACCGAAAGATAGCCTGAAACAGTTTTTATCCGTAAAGAATGAAACGCTGACAAGCGCAGATTTGTTCTTTTACGGCGACATTGTTTCCGACTGGTGGGGTGCATGGAACGATACCGACCAATACCCCGAAGCAATCCGAGAATTTCTCAAAGGGTGTGAAGGCAAAGATTTGAATATCTACATCAACAGTGCGGGCGGTTCGGTTTTTGCCGGAATTGCAATTTACAATATGCTGTCACGGCACAAGGGGTTCAAAACGGTTCACGTGGACGGCATGGCGGCTTCCATTGCGTCCGTGATCGCACTTGCGGGCGACCGCGTGATTGTGCCGTCAAATGCGTTTTTGATGATCCACAAGCCATGGGCGGAATGCACCGGGAATGCGGACGATTGCCGCAAAATGGCGAACGATCTGGACGCAGTGGAAGCAGGCATTTTGAATGTCTATAAAGCACACCTTGCGGAAGGCGCAACCATTGAGGACATCCAACGAATGGTTGCGGAAGAAACATGGCTGAACGGTGAAGAAGCGGCGAAATATTTTGCCGTTGAAACCGGAGAAGCAAAAGCGTATGCTGCAAAAATCACAGAAACAGCGCAGACATACGGGAAAATCCCTGATCAGATTATCAAATCCGCGCAGGCGGCAAGAGATAATACCGCAGAAATGCGGGAAAAAATTACACGCCTTGAATTACAGGCAATTACGAAAGGAGCATAACACTATGAAAACCATCAAGGAACTGAAAGCACGCTTGCGCGAAATCGGAGTGCAGGCGAAGGAGGTTGCCCCCGGCGACGTGGAAAAGCTGAATGCGCTTCTTGCGGAAGCAAGAGACATTGAAGCAAAGATTGCGGAGGCGGAAGATCGCGCGCGCCTCCAGCAGATTGCAGACGACGCGGCAGAGGGAGCGGCGCAGACCGCCGGAGAGGGCGCACAGAACCCGCAGGACACCGCAACGAAGCGCGGCAATGCATTGAAAGCAGGCGGCAAGGTAAAGCGTTCCTTTGGTGTAAAAAACACCATCACTTCGTCATCTACCGTGATGACACAGCACACGGCAAATGATGTGCTTCCGGGCTTCAATCCGACATCGAGCCTTGTTGACCGCGTGCGCATTGTCCCCCTCCCCGGCGGTGAAAGTTACAAGCGCGGTTTTGTCAAAAGCTATGGCACGGGCGATTATACCGCAGAGGGAGCAGCGGCGGCAACCGCTGAACCTGTGTTCGGCTATGCGGAAATGACGAAAACGAAAATCACCGCATACTGCGAAGAACCGGAAGAAATCGCCAAACTTGCCCCTGCCGATTATGACCGCGCGATTGGCGATTCCGTCGAAGTAGCGGTGCGCAAGAAGCTGAATATCGAAATCATGAAGGGCGCAGGTGGGGCCGGCAAGCTGTACGGCATTTTCTACAATCCTACCTCCACCGCCGATGACATCATCGACAGAAACACAGACCTTTCCATTTCGGCAATTGACGAAAACACCCTTGACGACATCATTTACAACTACGGCGGTGATGAAAACGTCGAGGACGCGGCGGTACTGATTCTGAATAAGCAGGATTTGAAGGCATTTGCGAAGTGCCGCAAGACCAACGGCGACAAGGCGTACAAGGTCGTGAACAACGGCAACACCGGGTATATCGACGGCGTGCCGTACATCATCAATTCTGCGTGCGCTGCGGTCACTGCCGCCGTAACCGCCGCCGGAACGTACTGCATGGCATACGGTCATCTTTCCCATTACGAAATGCCCGTGTTTTCCGACATGGAGGTGCAGAGATCGACCGAATACAAGTTCAAGGAAGGTCAGATTGCACACAAGGGAGAAATCTTCGCGGGCGGAAATGTCGCGTCCTATAACGGCTTTATCCGCGTTAAAAAGGCGGCGGCTTCGTCCACAACCGGAAAGTAACGGGAGGTGGCTATGATTACGCAGGAACTGTTGAGCGCCGCAAAACTGCGCCTGCGCAAGACGCAAAGCAACATCCTTGACGGGGATATTGAACAGCTTGCAGAAGTAGCCATTGCAGACCTGAAACGGATCGGCGTATCGGACAGATTTTTGACCGACTGCGCCGACCCGATCGTAAAAGAAGCAGTTCTGACCTACATCAACGCAAATTTCGGGAACAATCCGGAAAGTGAGCGTCTGACGGCTTCGTATAATATGCTTTTGACAAAAATCAAGGGAGGACGGTACTTTGACGAATGAACACAGTACGAAACAATTTGTCCGAGGACTGCACCGTAACGCTGATTGCAAGCATTGATGATGAAACCGAAGAGCGGACAGAAATTCTTGCTACACGGGAGAGCACCGGGCAAAAAGAATTTTTTGCAGCCGCGCAAAGCGGGTTCAAGGCGGAATGCAAGCTGACCGTCCGGTATGAGGAATACGAAGGACAGGAATTTGCAGAACTGCTTCTGCACGGTCGGAAACGTCGCTTGTATGTTTATCGGACATACGACCGCGACGACGGCAAAACAGAACTGTATCTGACAAGCAAGGCGGGTGTTTTCGGTGGCAATCAGCGTTGATAAACTGGCGGCAGAACTGGCAAATACCCTTTCCGCTTACACAGGAGAAATTGCCGAGGAGGTCAAAGAAGCGGTTGACACCACGGCGCAGGAACTGCTTGACAATATTCGGGCAGACGCTCCAAAACGCACCGGGAAATACAAAAAGGCAATGGCGGTGAAAACGGTCAGCGAAAATACATACGAGCGGAAAAAACTGTGGTATGTAAAATCGCCACACTACCGCCTGCAACATTTGCTTGAACGCGGACACGCCATCCGCAACGGCGGGAGGTCGAGAGCATACCCACACATTGCGAAAAACGAAGAAAAAGCGCGGATTGCCTTTGAAGAACGAGTAGAAAGGATTGTGAAAAATGGCGGAAAGTAAGCAGATAGAAGAAATACTGAACGCCGTCGGAATTCCGATTGCCTACCGTCAGTTCAAACCTTTCAAGGGAAAACCCGTGCCGCCCCCTCCCTATTTGGTGTATTACGCCGAGAGGGAGAGCGGGCGCGGTGCGGACGGAAAAGACCTTTACAAGCAACTGCATATTGTCGTGGAACTGTACACCGACAAAAAAACGCCGACGCTTGAAAACCGCGTCGAGGGCGCAATCAATGAATTTGAATTTGACAAGTACGAAGATTACATCGACGAAGAACGGATGTGGTGCGTATCTTGGGAATTCGACATCTATCAAAAAATACGGAGGATTTGAAAATGTCAAAGAGATCGGAAACCGAAACCCTGACACTTGGGAGCGGTAAACTTTATATTGACGAATTTTCCGGCACGCTTCCGGAAAATACGGCAATCGAAACCGAAGAAAAGCTGCTTGGTTTGATTCAGGGCGGTGCAACGCTGGAATACAAGCCGGAATTCTACACCGCCGAAGATGATTTCGGGTTGGTTCAGAAAACCATTATCACCAAAGAGGAAGTCACGCTGAAATCCGGACTTTGCACATGGAACGGAAACACGCTGGCAAAGCTGTGTCAGACAGCAAGAGTGACGGACGCAGCAGGAAAACGTACCGTGAAAATCGGCGGGCGGGCAAATGACAACGGGAAATCGTATGTTCTGCACTTCGTCCACAAGGACGCGACCGACGGAGATGTGCGCGTTACAATCGTCGGAAAGAATCAGGCGGGGTTCTCACTTGCTTTTGCAAAGGACAAAGAAACCGTCGTTGACGCAGAATTCAAAGCACAGCCGCACGACAGCGACGGGACGCTGATCCGTTACGAAGAAGAAACAGGCAATTCATGACGGACGGAGGAATGAACCATGCTTGATTACACGAAGAAACCGAAAAAGTTCCTTGAAATCAAACTGCTTGACGGGAAGATTGTAAAAATCGGCGCACCGAAAAAGAAGCTGTTCACCCGCCTTGCGGCATTGGAAAGTATGCTGAAGGAGGAAGGAACGCCGGAAACCATGTACGACGAGATTCTGACGACAGCCGCCGAAGTGCTTTCCAACAATCCGGAGCAGGAAATATTCACGCCGGAAGTCGTGGACGGACTGATGGACATCGAGGACATGGCACTACTTCTTCAGGAATATGCGCTGTTCGCCGGGGGGCTGACGAAAGCCCCAAACTGAAAATACCGTACTATCCGACAAACGGGGAAAGTGCGGTGCGATACACAACCGTGACGGTCGGTGAAAAACTGGTATCTGATTATACCGGGCTGAACTTCCTTGAAATTGAGGAACTGCCGATCGACACATATTTTCTTCTGTTGCGGGACGCTTTTATTTACGATCGGCAAAAAACAGAAGCCGGGCGCGAATATTTGGAAAACTGCTGGCGTTTGGAGCAAACCGAGCCGGACAGAAAAGCACTGCGGGAAAGATTCGGAAAGGAGGGGGCAAATGGCGAAGAATAATAGCACGATCAAGGGTATCACAATTGAGATTGGCGGCGACGTGTCGCCGCTGTCAAAAGCGCTTGCAGAGGTTAGTCAGGAAGGCAAAAGCATTCAATCGCAATTACGGGCAGTGAATGAACTTCTGAAATTTGATCCCGCCAATACCGAAGCGATTGCACAAAAGCAAAAACTGCTTGCCGAAGCCGCAGAAAACGCAAAAAAGAAATTGGATATTCTGCGGCAGGCGCAAGCGCAAGTTGAAGCGCAGTTCAAATCCGGAGATATGGGTGAAGCCGAATACAAGGCCTTCCAAACCCGCGTTACATACGCCGAAGCAGAGGTTAAAAAAGCGGAATCGGCAGTTGAAAAATTCGGCGATCAATGCAAGGAAAGCGGAAAAGACGCAAAAGGCGCAGGCGACGATTCCGAAAAAGCGGGCAAACAGGCAAAGCAATCCGGAGAGGACGCAAAAGACGGCGGGAGCGGTTGGGAAAAATTTGGGAATCTTGCGAAAGCCGCCGGAAAAGTGGCGGTTGTCGGTATCACAGCGGCGGTGGCGGGGACTGTTGCACTTGGAAAAGCAGTCATTGACCAATATTCCGAATTGGAACAGAATTTAGGCGGTTCGGAGGCTGTATTCGGAGAGTACGCCGCAAAACTGCAAAGCATAGGTGAAAATGCCTATAAAGCAATGGGAACATCCCAAAGCGAATATTTGGCAACCGCAAACAAAATGGGCGCACTGTTTCAGGGGTCAGGCGTTACGCAGGAAAGAAGCCTTGAACTGACAACGCAGGCAATGCAACGTGCCGCTGACATGGCTTCCGTTATGGGCATTGAAACCTCCGCCGCGTTGGAAGCGGTCACGGGAGCGGCGAAGGGCAATTACACCATGATGGACAATTTGGGCGTTGCCATGAACGCAACCACTCTTGACGCATACGCCGCCGGCAAAGGTTTTGAAAAGGCATTCAAAGATATGTCGAATGCCGAGAAAGCCGAAGTTGCAATGGCGTATTTCTTTGAACAAACGCAGCAGTACGCCGGAAACTTTGAGCGGGAAGCCACCGAGACAATCAGCGGTTCTTTTGGGTTGATGAAAGCCGCCCTGCAATCGTTCGTCGGCGGGCTTGGAAACGCCAACGCCGACATGACAGTGCTGACACAAAATGTGGTTGATAGCTTCGGGGCGGTGATTCAGAATGTTACGCCGATCGTGGAAAACATTGTATCATCCCTGCCAACGGTTGTAAATGTTCTGATACAGGCGATTTCATCAATGTTCCCGGTGCTTCTATCTACGCTTGGGCAGTTGTTGACGGAAGTTCAGAACACAATATTGGCGGCATTACCGGGGCTGATACCTGTTGTTTTTGAAGTTTTGCAGGGTGTATTGAATTCTTTGCTTGGAAATACAAAGCAAGTTGTCAATGTCATCATGCAACTGCTGAAAACGGTTATTAAATTCATCACAACGAACTTGCCGCTGTTTATTTCTGCGGGACTTCAAATTGTTGCCGCACTGATTGCCGGAATCGCGGAAGCATTGCCGGACATCATACAGGCAATTGTTGACATGATACCGGAACTTGTGCAGGCCGTAACGGATAACCTACCGCTGATTATCTCCGCAGGAATTGCGCTGATTTTGGCATTGACGCAAGGGCTGATTGACGCAATCCCGCAACTGCTGAACGCGATTCCAACAATCATTTCGGCATTGTTGAACGCCATTCTTGCGGCAATTCCGCAGCTGATAAATGCCGGAATTCAATTGCTGACATCACTTGTCGGTGCGCTGCCGACTATTATTCAGACTATTGTTGCCGTAATTCCGCAAATTATAAACGGAATTATAACCGCACTGCTTGCAAATCTCCCTTTGATTGTTCAGGCCGGAATTGATTTGCTGGTGGCTTTGGTGCAGGCACTTCCGCAAATTATCACAACGATTGTTGCGGCGATTCCGCAGATTATTACTGGGATTGTGAATGCACTGATCGGGAACATTGACAAGATCATTCTTGCGGGTGTGCAACTGTTTGTTGCCCTGATTGAAAATCTGCCGACGATCATTGTTGAAGTTGTGAAAGCCGTTCCGCAGATTATCGCAGGCATTGTAAAATCCTTTTCAGGGTTCGTTCCCAAGATGGCGGAATGTGGTTTGAACCTGATAAAAGGGCTTTGGAACGGTATTTCAGACGCTGGCGAATGGCTGTGGGATAAAATATCCGGCTTCTTCGGCGGAGTGGTTGACAGAATCAAAGATTTCTTCGGCATACATTCGCCGTCCACGATGTTCCGAGACATGATCGGCAAAAATCTTGTAAAAGGAATTGCGGTCGGTTTTGACGTGGAAACGCCGAACCTGCAGGAGCAAATCAACGATAATCTGGACGGCGTAACTGCAGGAATTCAGAACACGTTCGACATAGAAGCCCGCCGGGGCGCACCGCAGGAAGGTACGTCCCCGGTAAACTTGGGCGGCATTACCTTTTCCATTCAAAACTTCTATAATTCAACCGACAGAGACGTGCAGGAACTGACGGAGGAAGTAATGGAAGTTGCGGAGGATTATATCAGAAGGCGCGGGGGTGTATTTGCGTGATAATTGAAGGAATCAATCAGTTTTCGTTTGGCGGTCGCCGTTCCTATGACGATATGGGTCTGATTATCACTGAACCCCCGGTTTTCACATTCCCTGAACGGGATTTTTTCTATATCGGG